AGTTGCTGGAGTTTCACAAGTACACTCTACTTTTATAATCTTTGTATTAACATTTGAAGATGTGAATGAGTAAATTTCTTTATAAGATAAGTTATTTACAAAATCTTCTCGTTCATCTGCGATGGGGCTATTATGTCCGCTAATCGCTATATTGTCGCCGCCTTTAGCGTCAACAGCAGTGTTTACGTTTATAGATCCATCTGGATTTACTAGTAGAATATCTCCAGTGGAAGGATTACCTATGTGTACGCCATCAGTATCTACGTTTAAATCTACATCAACAGTGAGGTTTTCTAGTGTAACGGCGGCATCTACGCAAAGTCTTCTTTTACCGTCAGGAGCCAAAATCACATCTACCGGTAGTCCTGTTTTAGGATCAACCAAAGTGTTGCCTTGAGCAACCCCTCTTTGATTTATTTGGCTACCAGAAGATCTAAATGATTTTGTGCTCATTATTGACTATTCTTTTCATTATATAATTTTTCAAGTTCTTTAAAAACTTTATCTTTCCAAGCTTTTTTCTCGTCTTTATCCATAAATCTTGACTTATGAATATTTAATTTATCTATTTCTGGATCAGAGTACATATGAATTTTGCAATATTGAGAAGGACTATATTTATGTGCTTCAAAACTACAAATTTCACCATTTTCTTTTATAAATTTGCATCCGCCAGAAGCTATATGTTGTTCAACTGCTTCTTCTTTTTGTATTTGTAGCTCTTTATTAACATCTTCATCTAATAAAGTAATATATTTATTATAAACATCTTTACCATAAATAGTAAAAACATCATAAGGTTTAGTTATAAATGGTAGTTTTTTAAGAAATAATAATGGCAGTTCTTTAGAATTTTTAAGTGCAGGAAGTTTTTTAAGAGAAAAATATAGTTTTGAATTTTTTTCTACTACAGCAAACCCACCTCTAAATTTAACGCCATTTATTACGTAATTAACACCAGGAATAGTATGACGAATAATAATGTAATCTCTATCATCAGTAGTTCCTTTAGTTAACCAGTAACTCATATTTTTTCTCCTCGGATAATTTAAAAATTAATAATAGGATGACGAAATATTCGTTTTACTGGATTAACCAAACCTATTATTTTAAAGTAACTTTACCTAATTAAGATTAGGCTCCTAGTGGTAAGCAACCATAGACACGAGCAAGAGCTAGACGATTATATAACTCAAAACCACAATACCACTTCATCCTATACTGGTAGCTATTCTCGTCTTCTCGTGGACCTACGTACTCAAGTTTTAGACCTGCGTTGTTAGCAGAGGTGAAGCCACATATACCTTTAAACTCACCCCAGCAACCAGCGTAGATAGAAGAGCCGTCGATACGCTCTGCAACTACCGCATCTTGTGTAGCTGTGAATAACGAAGCTGTATTAACAGCTTGGCGTTCTACCATCTTATTTTGTTCTGGATCAAAGAATGAACCGGAAACAGTTAAATTGATAGTAGCAGAACCTTGTCCACTTACGATTGGATAACGATACATTACGCCATCATTTCCTCTCATGAGTAAATGATCCATATGAGCAGATACTGAACCGCTTAGAACTACTGTATCGGCGTCTGTGATAGAGCTGAGAGTAAGTTCTTGAGTTTCAACTGCTTCATAACGGCTAATGAAATCGTTACGGAAAACTGGGATATCTTGGTAATGTAACATTGGCCTATCATTACCTAAGCCCTTACGTTGAATTTGAGAAGCATCGGTTCCACCGCCAGTATTTCTTAGAAGTACTCTTAAGATACGGATATCTCTTGAGTGCATCATAATGTAATCTGGTCGAGCTGCTGTTACTCGGTCAATTAGGTCATCCATATCTTCTAGAGTCATTACTCTACCTTTTCGACCTAAACGGGCAGAAGATGGATCGTCTTCTACTAGTTCTAAAGTTTGAGTAGCAGCTCCATTATTAAAAAATGGATGGTTAACGTCGTCAACGTTTCCTGATTCTGCGTCTAAAATAGAAGCAAGGCCGTGGAAACGATCAGCTAAACCGATGGGGCCGTTATTACTTTGAATAAGAGCGCCGCCTCTTTTTGCATTAACAATAGCGTTCATGTATAAACGAGCTACTGCTTTTGCTTTTGAACTAATTTGAACTTGAAGTTGCCTTCGTACTTTATATTTCTATAAAGAGTGGACTATATCTTAACTATTCGCCAATAGTTTCCTGGGTATTACAACAGGTTTATTTTATATTGGAATTCTGGTAGTATGTATTGTTTTATTATTTCTACGAATTTTACTGCTTGTTGTTTACCAATTCGTAATCTATACATACCATGATTTTTATTTAATCGGAACTCTATTCCATAATTAGTTTTAAAATATTCGATTATTAGATTATGTTCTTCTTCGGTCATGTAAGTATTTAAATATAAACTAACTGAAGTTCTTTCATTTTTCACTGATTTTCCTAATCCGCCATCGTCCATATACCAATAAGCAATACTTTTAGGAGTTAATAAACTTAAAGCAGCTCTTGTTATTACTTTCTTTTTATTAGGATAAAACAATTTATATAACTTAGTTAATTCAGTATTAGTAAACGTACATAAAACGTAAGAAGGATAATATTTATTAGTTCTTTTATCGAATATTAACTTCTTTTTAACGCCAGTAGGACATATATCTTTTAATAATTCAGCCTTATGCTCTATATAAAACTTTTGTGGTTCACCGTGAGTAAGTTGTATTCTAGCATTTTTAGCTGGTTTGGATAAGTGCCCATCTCCAAAAATAGTTCCGATTATGAATTCCATACAATCTTTCGACAAAGTTATCTGTTTTACAACAGGTGAATATTTGCTATTATCCATTACTTCGTCTACTCCTACCCGTTTAGTCTCTGAGGTCCAATCCCATTAGGATCGCTACCTGCTGATTGCCCAATCTTAACTGTTTTTCAAACTATCACACTTAATATTACTATTTATGTTGTAGTAAGTTAAGCTCTAAGGGTGTTCCAGCATATCACAGGATTTTATAACGACCAACTTGCTTTATGCAGCTAATAAATCGTTAGTTTCGCTAAACTGATCTTCTAGTTGTCCATCAAGAATGATTTCAGCAATAATTGCTGTTAAGTTAACGTTTACGTTCTCAAAGGTAGCACCACTTTGGTACTTAGTTTGGTTTAGGTTAGCTCCAGGAGCTGCGAAAGCGGCTGCAGCTAAGGTTTTTTCTCTGGTAAAAGTATAAGCTAAACCTTCGAAAACTACGAATGGAAGATATTGAAACCACTCATCTACTGAAATAATGTCTGCAATAATACCTTCTACTAACATATTGTTAGAAAGTTTTGCAGCATCGCTTAAAGATACGACTTGAGCCATAATTTAAAGACCTCCTAATTATTTTTTTAAATTTGCATTAAAAGCAGCGTTCTTCTCTCCTTGACGCATATGTTTCAAAGCAGTACCTATTTTTTCAGAAGAAGACATACTATCTAATTCAGATCGAATCTTCTTTTGGTACTCTTCGTTTGTTAGTCTAGCTCCGTCCTTAGCGCCAGGGACTGAATGATTTACTGTAACTACTTTATCTTCAAACATACCCTTAATCTTAGCTTCTGAAAGATTTACAAGAGCGTCTCTAGGATCTCCAGCTCCTTTAACTAATAATTCTGCCATAGACCTAAATTTCTCAGGTATAGTAGCTAGTTCTTCCGTTAACTTATTAGTGTACATCTCTTGTTGAGCCTTCTGCTCTGCTTCAAAACGTGTCAATTGTGATCTATAGGTCTCTTCCTTAGTTTGAAATTCACGCTGAACCGCCTCAAGTCTAGCTTGATATTCTGCTAATAAAGCTTCCCTATGAGCCAACTTTTCTGATACGTCTCTCTTTTTATCCTCTTCCTTTTTCCTAAGATCTTCTAATTCCTTTGCTGATTGCATAAAAGGTTTATACTTTTCTTCCACTGCAGTTACTCTATCATCTAATTGTTTTTTAAGAGTATCTACAGCTTCTTCGTATTTATGACGATTAAGTTTTGCTTCCTCTCTCGCCTTTTTAACCTCTTTTAATGCACTCTCCAACGTCCATGTGGAAGGGTCTGTTTCAACAGTTGTTTTTGAAGGCTCTTCCTTCTGAACTGATGTCTCAGTATTTGTAGAACTTTCAGTCTTAGTAGTTCCAGGTGCTTGTGAAATCAAATTAGTGCCTCTTTCTAACGTGGTTTCCGTCGCTACTTGTTCCTTCTTTACTGGTTCATTCGTTGTACTGGACATTTTACTGTTTAAAGCATTAAGTAAATCTGACATTGTTAATGTTCCTTTCTATCGGCTCTTCCGATAAGAAAAACCTCTTGTTAAAAATTAAAACCCAAGTCTAACAGCTCTTCTGTCGGACGTGGGTTGGTTGAAGATTGTCCCATGTAATTACCAAACGTATTGGAAAATCCATTACGTTGCATTTCTTGTAAAAATGGATTATTAGGATTAATTCTATTTGCTAATTCTACTGTTTTAATTGTTATTTCTTCAATCATACCAGGATCAAAAGCAGATTTATTAACAGCATTAGATAGTATAAATGGTTTTCTATCTAGAATACATTTAGTCCATTGTTCTGTTAATACGTTCCAAATTTTTTCAGCTTCTTCATAATTACTAGTTTGAATAATACTGATTACATTTTTATCTTTTTTAACAATAAAAACACCAAAAAGATTATTACTCATTATTTCTCCTCTTTCTTTCTACCAACTTCTTCATCTTTTTTTGGTTTTAAATCAGTTTGTTCAGAACTTTTAATCGCATGTTTAACTTTATTATCTACCTTTAATTCAGTTTCTTTATCTTTAGTAGAATCTTGCTCCATTCCAGCAGCAGCTTTCTTTTTGTACACTTCTATCTCATGGTCAGCGGCATGATGTAATTGTTCCGACAAGTCTTTTCGTCTTTCTTGTATAGTCTTTTTAATTTCCGCATCGCTGAGATAAGGGTGTATTTTCTTTATAGAATACACATCTCCAGTATTCCAAATTTGCTGTTCTGTAATAATAGTCTGTAACTTTGTCATTGGATCTACAGGAAATTCTGGCGGAACATAAGTAACATTTAATACTGCGTTCTCAGAAAATTTCTGATCTCCAGCTTTAGAAAAATGAGTATTCCATAGTCTCTTTATAACTTGAAATAATTGTTGTTCTCTTTCTCTAAATAGTTTACCCCTACGAATATTCTCTTCTAATACTCCCATCTTATCCATCATAACGGCGAAGCCGGAAGCGGGCAAGCTATCTTGATGTTTTGGGCGCAAACCGTGGTTAACTCTAACCATATCGGTCATACTCTGAATGGTTTTAATTAAACCGTTGATGTCAGCTTTGGGATGTTCGAATTTAAAATCACCCTTCTCTCCTACAGCTATCGCCGAATCAGGTCCAATAGAAAACCCTAAAGCATTTGCGTCAGCGTTACCATCCCTAAATATGCTCATACCTGCGTCAAAGGTTCTAAAAGCTCCTCCAGCAGCAAAACCAGAAGCGCCTCCTACCCCACCAAAACGACTTGTAGCATTACCGCCTCTTAGTAAATTAAAATCATCTACAGGTCTACCTTGTCTAGTATGAATAGGTCTTTCTACTCCACTTAGTACTGGTACCCCAAACGATTGAAATTTAGCAATATGGTTTAAATCTGTAAGCCGCATATTTATTGCATGATTTGCATAAATAAGTGGTTCGTTAATGGGTAAAAAATAATAATGAGCTGGATCAGAATTAAAAAACGGCACAGCTGGTACTACTCCATACGGATTCTTAGTGACGTAGCCTTCCCCGTCCTTTTCTCCATGTACAGCGTGTTCTTTAGGACTCCAGTATATCTTATTAATAGTACCAATACTATTTGGAAAAGTACCTTTATTATTAATAATACCAGTATTAACGCTAGAAGCGCTAACAGGAGCTTTTTGTAAAATAG